GTTGGCGGTGTCGTCGTGGTCGCGGCAACGGAGTCAACGTCTATCACGACATTGCCCATCGTGATCACTTCTTTCGTGCCGTCTGGGTGGTTGATGGTCAACTGGCCGGCACTCTCTGCGCCAGATGACGCAAGGGCAAGAATGGCGTACAGTATTACTGATGCCAGAATGCAGCCTATCCCCAATAATCCGTACGTGTTTAACGGCCTCCAGATGCGTTTGCTCATATCGCAGCCACCGAGCAGATGATCACTGAAAGCGCAACTACCAATAAGCCGCGCATCCAAAAGTTATTTATGCCGTGCATGTTTTCCTCCAAAAAAATAAAGGCCCCCGAAGGGGCCGTGTTGATCAGAACGGCAAATCGTCGTCCGTTACCGGAGCCATAGCCGGCGCTGACGGTGCTGACGCCTTCTCTGGGTCGGGCTTCCACATGTCCACGCTGGCGTATCCCTTGCCCGCCTTGGACAACTTCATGTCGATGTTGACCCACTCCTCACCGGGGTTGGCTGCCTTGAACTCACGCATGAACTCAGCGAATTGCGGCAGGTTGATTGAGCCTTTGCCGAGAACAAAGTCCGGCGCGTTTGCGTGCTTCTCCTTTAAATAGAAGCCTTTCACTAACATCGAGTCTTGATTTTCCATTTATGCCTTCCTTTGCTGTTGTATGAATTGTTGATCCTCTGGGCCTAGGCGACCCCATACGGTGCTCTTCTCGTAACCAGTCAGCTCACCTATGGTTTCTGCGAGCAGGTCAAGATCGTCCCGCTCTCTAGCCTCTGAGACTGTCTCGGCAATGCTGTCAAAGAATAAATTCGCGGTCCTCAATGCGCCTCTGTAAGATTCTTTGAATGCTGTCTTTTGGCCAGCCGGAGCCAAGTTAAACAAATCGGTCCTAGTCCTATCGTCTAGGCCGGTAACGTACTCATGGAACTTACTGTGATCGCCCGATTCGATAAGGCGGGACACAATATCGAATGGTGTCTCGTCAACAAGACCCTTGACCTTGGTGTATAAACTCAGACCACACCCATGCATCGCCACGCATTTTACGAGGCAGCGCATGTTTGCATCCGACACGTCTCTCGAAGATGGGTTGAGAATGCTCTTGTTGCGGTTATCCATAACTGGGAGTCGCATAACGTGGGTCAGTCCCTCAACAGTGACGCCCATCTCGACCATGACGCTTCCGTCTGGGAAGGTTTCCTTCTCCCCGTAGAAATATGTGGTGTCGGGGTAGTCCTCGCAGATCTTGGTCCAAGCTACGCCCCAAGATAAGAAGTCTAGATTACCTTTCCGCTCGACCCCCTCGGAAACATCCTTCCTGCTCAGCCTTATAAAACGATTCTCTTGCTCCATTTAGCCTCCTTGCTCACATTCTTTTTTGATCATTCGCTCCAGAAAAAAGCGAGCCTTGCGTAACGACTCAACGCCGCCCTTGTACTTCCACCTCCACAAATATTTCAAGACTGACGCTTGGTAGTAGGCCAGCGATAGCTCGTGTCCCAACATCGAGTCGATGGCGTCAATACACTCGATGCCGTCGCCGTGGGTGTAGTGCGTTGGACTGTTGACCGGGTCTGCCTTTGCTGGGTAGGACCGGTTGTCATAGTGACGGCTGTCACTGGCCGGCATAGACTCCTGCATTTTCTTGTAGACCCGATCCCATTCCTTGGGGGTAACGTCATCAATACTCATAGCTTGTCCTCCGCCCTGTTGATAATCTCGTGTGCTTCGTCGAGTAGATGCTGCCAAGCCTCAACAAAGTTCCGACTCTCGATGTCGAGACCGAAACAAAGGTCCTTGATTAAGGTGATGTTGAACTCCTCGACCGGGTAGACCATGTCCATCAAGGTATTGAGATCCTTTGCGTTATCCTCGTCCTGCCATGTCATATCTGCCTCCTTGCATATCTATTTCCGTAATGGCCCATCACCTAAGAAACGGCCAAAGTGAATCCATTTCTCTGAGCCCCGAGTACTTAATTTTCCCGGCGTCGGCCTCTTCTATGTATCCGTCCTCATTGAGATCTCCCTTGCAAACAATCTTCGCCTTGGACCAGAACTCGTCCTTGCCGCACCAACCCATGAGGGTTGGCTGACCCTTCGTTACGCTCACAAAAACGTACAGCCGACAGTCGGCATCCTTGATGCTCTCCGTGACGTGCGCGTCGTAGTCGTGTCTTGGTGGGACGGTCCTCTGCTTGGCCTTAACGTCGACCTTAACGTCGCCCACGATGAAGTCGTGGTGCTGTGCCTCGCCGCCGAGGTGCTGGTAGGTGATGCGTTGCTCTGCAAGAGCATGAGCGAAGGCCATCTCGCCTATCAGCCCAGCACGCTGACCTGATCCGTTTTCTAGGATCGTCGTGGAGTTGTATGCGGAGCCTGTCTCATACCCCATCACATCCTCCTTACCTTGCTGCCAAGATCCATGAACTCGATGTGGGGCTCACCATCGATGACCACGCCGCACGATATGATTGGCTTCTTGGCGAAGTTCTTTCCGTAGGCAAATGCCATGTGCTTCTGGTTCACTCCGCAGCCGACTGCCAGACCCCAGACCAGCTCTTGGTCGGTGGCCGTTGCAGACACACCTGCGTTGCTGTGGTTGTGACCTGACACCGTGCAGCGCATACGCTGCTCTGCGTCCTTTCGGAAGCCGTTGATGCCCCCAGCGGTCTCGCCGTGGTGGTAGAGAACGTCATCAATCTCAATGTGATCCACGACATCCCAAGGCATACCCAGCAACTCCTCGATGGGCCGCATGAAGATGCGGGGCTCCATGCCCAGCTTCCTGAGCTGCCTAGCCGGGATGCGGTCATGGTTGCCCATGATCAGCGTTGCCTCCGGGAACGCCTCATACCAGTCCTGAGCCCGCTCGAATGCAGACTCGTACTCACCCATGACATTGTGGAGAGTTGGCTCGGAGTCGTGAAAAGACAGCGAGTGGTTATCAACAAAGTCGCCAATGTGCACGACCCGATTAACGCCCCACTTATCGAACGTCTCCTGACAGAAGTCGAGGTATCCGTCCAGCTCGTAGGGGAGGTGTGTATCCCCGATGATGCCGACGCGCTCACCCTTTGCCGAAGAAGCTGCTCGTAAGTTGGCGCGCCTTTCTACGGGCATAAGCCGCTCTCGCACGCTCTTCTCATCGATGCCCAGCTCCCTTGCGGCAGCTCTCTTGCTCATGCCGTCGATGTAAACAAGCTTCACGGCCTCCTCCTGCTTTAATGTCTTGCAGTGCTGAAGCAGGTCACCCCCCGATCTTGAGCGGCCCCTCGTCGTATCTTCTGACCCTGATGACTGCATCCTTGCCCTCCTTGGCTGCTTGCTCTCTGATACTGTCGATGCGCTTCCGCTCGGCAAGATAGAACTTGCTGATAGCGTCCTTGTTTGCTCTGGCCCACTGGGCACGGCTTTTGCACTCCGACCTTTGAATATATTTCGCCAGTTCACTTTCACCTCCAATGTGCTCCGTGAATAACTTTGTGTGTTCTATTGGGTTGGCCTCCATTAGCCCGTGACATGTCGCACAAAGCGAAAGGGCGTAGTCATACCTGACCGCCCAATTGCCCCGCCCGATAAAGTGCGAACACTGAATGCCTTGCTTGTTTAGGTTGGTGTAGTCCTTATCGCACCTGACACATCTCCAATTAGCGGCTGCCCTTATGCAGTAGCTAAAGTGCGCATCTGCCTGATTGCGGGAAATGGACTTACGAAAGCTCAATGCACCAACCGTAGGTGCGGTCTGCTGTCGGGCGAGAACTCCGGCCGCAGCTCCAAGGGATGGATCCATACGACCCTGACGTTAGCGGTGTATTGCTCGATAAAGTCATCAGCCTCTTCCTCGGTGTACCCCTCTGAGGAGAGTTGCTCCCAGACCTTGGCCGCCTGATAGCAGGGTATGGGCGTCCCGTCCGGCTCATAAACGCAACCGACCAGCGCGTAACTAAAGTCATCTAGCAAATCAATCTCCTCATAATCATCCATAATCTTCTTCGCTCTCTTCCTTGGCCTCCAAGTCATCAACCGTCCACCAGCACATACCGCCGGGTAACGTTGCCTCCTCGGGTGCGGGTGGTAGCTCCTGTATCTTTTTCCCCGATCGCAGGAACCGCTCAACTTCCTTGTTCAGTTGCTCGCGCATATCATCCTTGCTCATTGCTTTTCCCCAGAGCCATCTGGTTTTTGACATGACTCATCACGATGCCTTGCAAATGTTTTGGCACATGAGTGTCGAAGAAGGCCCGTTGCCGGGCCTTGTCTGGTTTGCCGTCAGCCGATTCCATCGCCAAGATTGCTTCGGCGAATATCCGTGGCGGGTGGTCTGCATCCCACCACAGCTTCGTGTTGCTCATAACTCGCAGGCGTCACCGACACAGGCCGCAGTCTTCGCGCCCTCGGTGGTGTCACCTCTCTCGTAGCTTGGGAATAGCGACCAGTCGATCTTGGGCATCGCTTGCTTCATGATGTCGTACTCGGCCTGATCGATAGCCTCATAAGGGGCCTGACGATATGTGCCACCGTCGTGGGGAAGGAAACTCATTCCCGTGACAGACGACCAGTTGTCCCATACCCACTGGCAGACAGCGAACCATGACGAATCGTCATAGTAGGTAGTGGCGCTGACCATGTGCGTTGCCCACGCTTCGCCGTACAGCTTCGCCAACTCAAGCTGGTCGATGCTCGACATGTTCTCGACGCAGAGAGAATGCTCTGGCGACTCCTGAACGAAGTCGAAGACCATCGTGCTGTCGGGAGACATGACGCAAGGCTCGTGTGGCACACCCTGATCAATCAGGAACTGTGTGATTGGGTCGCC